AACTTTCTCCATAATATTCCTAAAGAAAAAATATTTCTCAAAAAACTCATCGCGTAAAAATTCTCAACTAAGGATATTTAGGAAAAACTTCGCTCAAAATATATTAATTGTAAAAAAAAGGATTTAAAAACAACAAAAATATAGACCCCCCGTAAAATATCTTTAAATTAAAATATTAATAATATATATAATGGAACGAACTCGAGGACGCCCATCTTACGCCAAATCTCAGGCAGTTAAACGACTTCAAGCAAACGTAAGACGCAAACAAGCACAGAAACGATATAGCTCAGTCCCTAAACGAGCATCAGCAATAAATAAAAATAGATTAGCAATAAAACGACTTAAAAACAAAGAAACCGGAGGTGTTTTCCAACGAAACTTCCAATTAGCTAGATTAGCACAAGCACCAGACTTTGTATTTGGTAAAGACCAACCATTAGCATTTGCATTAAATGACTTTACTTCATCTACAGCAACAAACTTAGCAGGAGGTTTATTATTTACACCGACATATACGCCAGTTGGTGCAGGTAATGACCTTACCGCCAATATAATTGGAAATTGGAGAACTGAGAACCCTGGACAAATTAACGGCTTAAACCCAAAATATCAGCAGTGGTCTGATCAAAATGATGCCACCGTATCTCCGATTCAGTATATGCCTTTGTCTGCAAAATACGTATTAAATTTCAGTCGTCCAACACAAGATTCAGCACAACCATCCGTCAATCTTAGAGTTGATGTTATAACAACTAGACGAAGATATTTAAAGTCAGACTTTCACGATTACACTATGCCCGGATGTTTAGGTGCATTCGCCAAAATGGCTATTAGTAATGAAGAGGGTAAAAGAAATCAATATAATCCAGCCCTTTGGTCTGTTAGGACAAAATACCTTAAATTACCAGCAATAAGTACCGGAGTTAATGTTATTAGACAGAATCAGTCCCGCAACTTAGTTTTAAATGAATACTTCAAGCCAAGAAATATTAAATTACATCTAGACACAGTTAGTCCAACACAAAAAGAACCATTCCATTTAGCAGTAGACCCAGATATTATCCGTTGGTGTATAGTATCATGTGGGGACAATCCAGTATCAGGAGCAAATGCCGGAATAGTCCTTAAACTTCAAAGAACAATTAAATACAGAGACCTAGACAATAAACCATTATAGAGTTAAAAACCAAATTAATAATGACTTGCTCGGAATTAAATAAGTGAAGACGCACCTGCCGGCTTCGTGCCGGCTGAATGTTTTAATTTCAAAGGACATTTGAAATTAAATATTAAACTAAGAAATTTCAGCAACATTATATTTAGTAGGATGAAAATTACGATTATCAGTATTAGGAGGTTCATTCCCAATTATCAATAAATGAGGAGCATCTCTAACTTCCATCTTATTATTATCAGTCCCAAAATGAGCTGTAAACAATCCATCTTTAATCTGTTCTAAAGCACGATAAGAAACTTCATCATCACCAAAAGATAGCAAAACAATATAAAAACCACTCTTTTGATTTTGAACTTGAGCCAACATATGTTTATGAGATCCACCAATTACAACAGCACCTAAATTAACAACACACCATTTAGCAAATTGGGTCTTTCCAATATTCTTATCACCATATCTCCAGTAAATCTTTCTACAATCCCATTTACATTCAACTTTAAAAATTTTAACAAGTTCTTTTTGCCAATCATAAAATGTATCTTCACATATAGTAGTAGGAGGTTTAGGAAATCCAAAAGACCACGAAACCAAATTAAGGTCATAATTACAATCTTTAGTACAATATCTTACATTCTCTTCTCTAGAACCTTTCGCAGGTTTTCCATCTTTATCCCCCCAGTGCAATCTCTTTGTGAGACCTAAAGACAAAGGCCGTATTTTACTTTTAAATTCACAATACCCTTGTAAGTGTGGTGTTCCACTTTCACCTACTTCTTTATTAAATAAAGCAACTAAGCAATTTTTGCTTAATGTTGGAACTATGGAACTAATTTCTTCTTCTAAATAATTATTCAAAACAAAAGGCCACCTTTTAGCTGGTGAAATTTGTTTGCAAGATGGAGTTTTAGTATTACCTCCATCTTGGAACTCTTTGGAACTATTTGGAACTTTCTCCATAATATTCCTAAAGAAAAAATATTTCTCAAAAAACTCATCGCGTAAAAATTCTCAACTAAGGATATTTAGGAAAAACTTCGCTCAAAATATATTAATTGTAAAAAAAAGG